AAAACACATGAAACAATTAGTAAACAGTAGACAAAGTACGCTCAAAACAAGAACGATACTTATTATAATCTACTGAAAGAGTATATAACCCTAATAGCAATGGAATAATATTAAAATTAATATTATATCTAAATTGAACGCACTCGGCCAATTTTTCAACAAACTCGTAACCAGCATAGCTCGTCATTAAATCCCTATACGATTCAAACATTGACTGTATTTTTTCTTCAGTCTTTGCAGTATATGATCCAAGTTTTTCGTAACGTTTTATAGGATCAGGCATAAAACGTATGTTATCCCCAACTTGTACAACAAAAGCCGAACAAAAGAAACCATACTCCGACTGTACTGTCGATGTTGCCAAATTAAATACTGACATCATTGTCAATGCCACATCGTAACAGTCGATATAAACCAGCACAGCGATTATCGAATCATCACCGAGAAAAACCGCAAATACGTAGAAAGTTATCCGATATGAATAAGCAACGGTAACAATATTAATAATTGTATTACCAACGGTAGTATCCGACATACCGCTACGCATTTGCATACAAAAACTAAATGAAATTCCGGTATCAAAAGCAATTGCATGTGTCATTTCACTACCATATACCCATAAATCGTAATCAATTCCGTTAAGACCAAAACGTTTATAAACGTAATTTTTGAGACCAACGGCCGTCAAATGTTGAGACTTGTCATATTTCTCAAAATCATTTTCAACAAACTTTAAATTGCGATGACCACGTGAATAATGGGCCATATGTTTTTGTATTTCATTACGATCTTTCAAAACATATAACGCACACTTAGGGTGTAAAGCGCTGACGAATCTATCACGTAAAATTTTAAACAACGGGCTCCAATGAGCATTAGTTTGTGGTTGAGGATAAATTACGACTTGTGCGGGCAATAACGCATCCCATCCCTTATTATTAGTGTTAACTTTACCATCAGGCTTGACGCGCATTAAATAATTGCGCAAATACAACTGTGAAGAATCTAATTCTTCAAGCGGCATCTGTAAAAATCTGTCAAGTTTTTCTGGCG